AGCCTGCTGTCGGCCAGCCGCTTTTTCGCCTTGCGCTGCGCTTGAGCCTGACTGTCGATGTCCGGCTCAGTTACGATTAGGGGGCGGTGCAGTTTGACGGATTCGTCTTTGGCGGTGGCTTTAATGTTGTTTTTGCCGCTGTGGCTTTGCGCCAACACGGTAACTTCGCTGTACCGCGAGGCCATATCGCGGTTTACTTCCAGACGCTTGATGTTGTTGTTTTGGCCGTTGGTCCGTAAAACCAGCTCTGCCACCGGTGCGGCGGTGTAATCGGGACCGCCGACTACCAGCGTACCGTCCGGCTCCAGCCACGGCCATAAACCGTTTGCCTCGGCATATTCAAGCAGTGCATCCCACGCGCGGCTGCCCGGCTCGATTTGTACTTTATGGGTTTTATTGGTTTTAGCTGCATCGATACGGATTTTTGACAAACCCAAAGGCTTGACGATTTTTTCAATAATTTGGTTTAAATCCATATCCTGCGCATTAAACAACGGCGCAGAACAGTCTAACAGGATACCGGCATCGTCGCGGCCTTGTATTGTTAAGGTTTTGCCGCCTTTTTCGGTAACGGTCTGCACGCGGTCTATGCGGCCGCTCAATACCGTATCCCCACCAACACGAACTTCTACTTTATCGCCTTCTTTCACTGCAGTCGGGACTGCATCTACCGGACGGCCCAGAGTGACACTAAAATCATCGGCGGGGGTCAGAAGGTCAGACACAATGTCGTAGTTCGTCCATTGCCCATGGGTTTTACCGTTAATCATCAGAGTGACGGTATTATTTGGCGTAGGCATTCAACACCTCTCCTTTACTGAGAAAGTTCGGATGACGGATTTGCGGATTCAGACGCAACAACTCGCCAAAACGGCTGTAATCGCCATACCACTCAAACGACAACAGGTGCAGGCTGGTATCACGTCCTACAATTTTCTGCACTAACGGAGGACGCATATTCAAAACGGCAAAAGCCTGTTTTTGCAGCTTGTGCGCCGTATCACGCAAACTTTCAGTCAGTTCGGCGGCAGTTTCAAGATATGGTGCTTGCGGCAACAGGCCGGCAGCCTCAATGCGGCGATACACATCATCAGCACTGTCTGCTGGTGTTTGATATAACCTTAGCAGAGAATAAGCCATCTTCTCGGCCTTTGCCTCATCCGCCGACATCATCGCCAAAATACGGTTTGCGCCCAGCGCGCGTTGTAAAGCATCATGGGTATCGGATAATAGGCGTGAGATTTCCACGGGCGTTAAAGTCGGATCATCAATTTGTGTTGCCAAAATATCTGCTGCCTGTTCCGCCAAAGCACACGCTCCGACGGTTGCGGTAAACGCTGTGAACGCAGCGACATCTTCAACCTTTGTACGCTGAATTAAATCTATTGCCGAAACGCTGCCTTCTGCCCCGAGACTTACCTGCCACGGTGTAGCGGCGGCTTTTGATACCCCGCCAACCATATCGCGCCAGCCATCCAGCCCACTTTTACCTACGACGTGCATATTTGCCAACACACCGAATACTGATTTCAACTCGGCCACCAATACGCGCGGGTTGTTAAGAAGATTCATGGAGCCGGTGAATACGCCGTTTACCTGACCATACATAACGCCGACTGCCGTCAATACTGTGGCATGAAATGCGTTCCAACGGCTTTGCGCCTTCTGAATCTTGCCCAAGGCCGTCTGAAACACCTCAAAACCCTGCCATGAAGCCAAATCTGCCAGCCAATCGATTTCGTCGGCCAGTGCAGACGGCAATTCACGGTCAAAGAACGGGGCGGCTTTAACACTTTGCTTAAAGGTCATCCGCACCGTACAGTAATCGGGATTTTCTTCATTATGAGCGGCTTCAAAATCAGCCACCACGCAATCGGGCACGCTGCCGTAAATCGGGTGGATCAATTCGCCCGCACCAGTCTCCCGCAAAACACCTAACAGGCTTTGCAGCCTGCTTTCATAATCATCCCCCCACAATACCGCCGTCAGGCTCATATCCATTGCCGATACGCCCGTGTCCTCAATATCCGAACCCTGAACAAACGGGTATTCGTGTTCGGCTAAGGCGTGCGTGCCACGCAACGTATCATCGATTACATCAAAGCCGACACCCTTGAAACTGGCATCAAGCAAAGTATCTTTCCAACTCATCACGGATCCTTAATTTTTAGCTGCCGCACGCGCCGCCGCTTGATTAATATAGGCCATAATATTGCCGTTTTGAACGGTGACTGTAACGGGAATCGGCTTACCTGCCGCCGCCTGCATTTGCGCCGCCGCCGCAGTCATCTGGGAGGCCGCATTGGTAAGCTGGGCGGTTGCAGCCTGATTTTCAGTTGCCGCAGTAACATACTGCTGGCTGGCCTGTTGGTTGGTTTGCGCCGACTGGCTCAGCTGCGCCATACTCTCTTTGAGAACAGGGCTGTCTAGCGGAGAGTTATTCCCACCCAATTCCTCCCGTTTTCTCATGTATTCGTTTTTGGCAGACGACATAAAATCAGGCAAAAACGATTGTAAGCGGTCGGCGAATGCCACCAACGGCTTACTCCAGTCGTCATATTTATCCCGTTGACCCGCCAAATGTGTTACGCCGCCCATAGCGGCCAACGGAGCAGCACCTAAAGCAAAGGCACCCATTGAGCCTGCGGACGGCAGGAAACGGCCGGCACCGGTAACACCTTGACCGCCTTGGAAGAACCGCCATCCGCCGCTTACCATTGAACTTGCGCCAACGGTCGCCGATACCGCTGCGGCACCTTGTCCTGCCGCCACTGCTGTCTGCGCGGCTTCCTGATTACCTCTGGCCCAGTCGGCAATACCCTTGAGCTTATCGGCCACCATGTCGGTAAAGCTTGAGAATGCGCCATATTCGGCTTCGCTGTATGCCGTTTTGAGCTGTTCTTTTTTGACCCCGGAGCCTTCGGCCATAAATCGATAATTATTGTCTACTGCACCGGCGGCGTTAGCCTGTCCTTGTTGCAGTCGTGCGGCTTCTTGCTTGTTGTTGATTAGCGAGAGCAACGCCATCAAGGCTTGGCGGTCTGAAACCAACTGGCCGACAGCCGTACCGTCAACCAAAGCTTTCTGGTTTTCCAGTAAAGCCAACTTAGCTTCATCGCCTTGAGCAGCGGCCATTTGTTTCATTAATGCCGCGCTCTTTTCATCCTTACTCACGATTTCACTGACAATATCGACCAAAGCGTCCAGCGAGTTCATGCCGGCAGCCTGACGCTTATTCATACTGGCCGTAAAGTCAAAACCCTCTTGGCCGTTAATGTCGATTTTCTTTGCCTTAGTAACGATGTCCTGACTGCTGATTTTTGCCAGCAGGTTGACCAGGTTGTTACCGGCTTCGTCTGTACTGCCTGCAGTCATAAACGCTAATTGGTTGGCATTTAACAAACTGCTGAAATTATCCAGTGTCGCGCCCATACCTGCGGACTTCATTGCCGCCAACTGTTGCGGCAGCCATCGCGCCATGTCTTTCATTTCAAAACCGCCATCCGCGCCCGATTGCATGGCTCGGTCAAGTAAAGCAGGAATATCGGCTTCTTTAAACCCTGCCTGCTTCGCTTTAGTCACAATATTGGCAATATCATCGGCATCGGCATTGGCGGCCAGTGCTGTCTTCATTACGGTTGGCAACATCTGCTTCACGGCAGCATCACTCAATGAACCGCTGGCCACCATGGTATTCATCGCCTGCAAGGCTGCTTCCTTAGATGTTCCGCCAAGATAAGCGGCATCATTGACCGTTTTATTAATTTCCGCCATGCCTGCGCGCTTTTCCTCAATACTTTTGCCTGCATACATGGTATTGGTCGCGTGACGCAGCTCCGTGTCATAGTCCATTGTCCGGTTGACCGGCTGTGCCAATACATAACCGCCAGCCATCACACCGGCGGCAACTGAAGTCGCGCCGCGCGCCAAACTTTTACCGCCTTGAACCATACGGTTGAAACGGCTGCCGCTGTTCATTTCGGCATTTAATTCCCGAATACGGCTGCGCGTCTGTTGAGCGGCTCGTGCCAGCTCATTGTGCGAAGCACGGCCGCTTTTGGCCATTGCGTTGTAGGCTGCTTGAGTACGTTGGATTTCACGGCGGATTTCACGCTCTGTGCGGATGCCCAAACGGGCGGCAGCTGCATGCATCAGCTGTTGTTGCCTGCCGGAAGATGATGCCGCACGGCTTTGAATCTGCATCGTACGGTTGGCCTCGGTTGCCAAGCGGCGCAGGCCGACACTGGCCTCATCTCGGAACTTGGCAACTAATTCGACTGTATTACGGCTCATTTTTTCTTCCGTTTACTGATAAAAGTTTGAGTATGTCCGCCAGATGCAGATGGAACTGAGGTTTTGGCCGATGGGGCAAACCATGGCAGCACCACGGGAGCAGCACGGCCACGGTCAATCAAATCAGCCTGCTTCAGCCAGCCATCAAGCTCCGGCTGGGTCATCTTGCCGATATCGTCGGCAGAGATACCGTAGCTCCCCAGCTTTAAGACTGCGTATCGGTAGCGGTCGGCACGGGCTGAACGGACAGACGCTTTTTTGCCAGCAGCTCTTGGGCGAAATAAAGCGCGTCAAAATCGGTTGCGACCAATTCATCGGCCAAGAAGTCGGGCGTTAAAGCATCAGGTTGGATCGTACCGATATGGTCGAGAGAGGCTGAATAGGCTGCCAACATACGCGCCTGACCCTCCAGCGTTGGGTCAATAGCCATATCTTCGCGCACGGTCAGCAGATGCATGGAAAAATCACGATGAACAGCACCATCAACAGAGATACCGTACTTCAGACGGCCTGAAACGGTTTTCAGGTCGGGAGAAACGCGCAATTCGTAATCTTCGATGGCGCAGGTGAGTTCGGGGGAAAATTCAGACATAAAAAAGCCCTTAAACGTTGGTTAAACCTTGTATAAATCAAGGCTTGATTGTCGCTTAAGGGTTATAGCTCCGAAATTTGTCGGATGTCAGGCAAAATACAAAATGACGCTAAGAATATGCTGTGATACTATCATTTCCCCTACATAAAGATATAAAGGAAAACTTCCATGAAACATTTATTTTTATTGGTAATAGTGGCAACAGTCGGCATCGGTTCTGCCGAGGCGCGCGGCAGAGAACCCTGTTCCGGCAGTAAAGGCGGCATCAAAGCCTGTACGGCAGACGGAAAGTTCCTATGTAAAGATGGTACTTTAAGCAAATCCAAAAAGATATGCAGTAGTCGATAAATATCTCGTAAAAAACCCGCAATCATGCGGGTTTTCTAATTTACTCCAACACCTTCCGAATCGCAAAACCGGTCACATCCACCACCAATTCATTATCCACGGTATAGCTGTCGCCCGCTTCGGTGGCGCAGAAGCCGAGGTACGATGTCGGACGCGCGCCTTCCACGTCGGGAACCAGGCTGATTTTGGCGTCGTCGATCTTTGCCCAGTCCACCGCCGTGCCGTCAGTCGGCACCACGGCGGTAAAGGTAATGTCGTATTGGCCGACACCGCGGGTAAAGCCTTTGACGCGGCGGGTGCGGTTCATGGTTTTCACAGGCTTTTTGCCGGTGTTGTCTTTCACGTCGATTTTGGTGACTTCGACTTCGTTTGCGCCCAGATAGAGGATGACGCTGCCAACGTATTCGGTACTCATGTTTCAGCCTTTCTTACAAATATAAATCTACAACCATACCTACTACATGCAGGCCGTTGACGACATCGCTGGGAATACGGCAGTTCAACATGCCGGTGTTTTGCAGGTCGCGTTCCACAATCAGTTTCGGCAGGTTTTCTTCCACGCGCTCCAAAATTTCCAGCTCTTCGCAGCGCATCAATACGTCAATCAGTTCGCTGCGCACGCGCGGCGGGGTGCGGTCGCTCAATTTGTCGCGCGGGAATCTTAGAGCGATGCGGTCGACGCAGGCGCGGCTTACATAAATCAGGGTGCGCACGGTGGTCACGTCGAGCAGGCTTTCGTCTGCCGTGCCGTTGGCGGTTTTGGTGTAGGTGGTGATGGCGCGCACGATTTGCGCCTGCGTACCGGCCGGACTGGTTTCAATCGGGGTCACACCGTTATACAGGGCGTTTTCCTGCTCTGTGCGCATGGTTTTGTCTTTGCTTTCGCACACGCCGATGCTGTTTAAGGCCAGCGTGTTCAACGGGCGGGCGGGGTCTTCTTCACTCGCCATCACGGCGGCAAAGGCGGCGGCCAGCTCGCAAGGCAGGCTGGGGGTGCCGCGATACCACGCGCTGACGATATGGCCGTGGTTCAGACGGCCTGCCAAGGTGGTGGCTTGCGCCAGCGTGCCGGTTTGGCCGTATACGCCGATTGCCCAGCGTTTTTCCATCGGACTGGCTACGGTATCCAAATGGGCACGCAGTTTCAGCAGGTTGGTTTCGTCATTGATACCGCAGGCAATGATGTGGTGGCCTTCGGCGACCACGGCATTGAGCGCGGGGGCAATATCGGGGTTGACGAGGCCGCTCGCCATCGCGGTTACCGTGGTGCTGATACCGGCGGCGGTGCAGGCCGCCAACAGGCGGATGGCATTGCCCTCGGCGCCTTTGTTTTTGGCGGTGATGGTCACCACGCCGGCGGCTTCGGCAGCGGACACCGGCAGGCCGGGCTGGGCGGCAATCGCAGCCTTGACGGCTTTGCCGACGGTATCGGCGCTGTCGCCGGCGGCCACAGGCACCATCAGCACGTCGGCGTTGCCGATACCCACGCGCAGCACACCCTGCGTGGTGGCATTGCCGGTAATGGTGATTTTGCCTGAGGCGGCCACGCCGGCGCTGTGGTCGGCCAGCGTGATGATGCTCAAGGCGGCATTGGCGTAGGCTTTAATGGCGGCATCGGCCATTAAATGTGCCTGACTGCCCGCACCGTAGCGCTCGGCCACTTCGGCGGCGGAATACACATCCGTCAGGGCGGATACTGCGCCCAAGTTGGTGGTGTGCTGGGCAATCAACAGCACGCGCTGCCGATTGGTGGGCAGGTTGCGCACGGCCAGCTTGGTGTTCCACTCGGCGTACACGCCCGGCTTGCGGGTGCTGGCGGGGATTTTTTCGAAATTGATGTTTGCGGATGCCATTATTTGCTGCCTTTCGCGGGTTGGGTGTCTTCGGTTACGACCACAAGGTCGCCGTATTCGATACAGCGACAGTAATAGGCGGCATCGGGTACGGTAACGGTTTCTTGGTCGGTAATATATTCATGGGGCTTGCCGGCCATAGGGACTTGCAGACCTGCGGCGGCACGAACTTTAATGGTTTCAGTCATGTTTTACCTCGGTTTTAACGGTGGCCGCCATATCGGCGGGTTGGTTTGGTTTTTTAGGCGGGATACGCAGCTCAAGGTTTGCACCTTTAAAGTCAGGATGTTCTGGATCGGTACGGCCTTGGTATTCGGATACGTCGGCATATACTTGCGCCTGTTGAGCATCTGAAACCGTAGGCCGTGGCCAATCGCCGTCTCGCAGTGCGTCTTCAAACCAATGCGTTTCAAAATCCAGCGCAAATACGCTGATTGCGTCCAACTCCATTTGTTTAGAAAACAGGCTTTTTGCTTTGCCCGGCTTCAGACGGCCTATACACAAACCCATAGTCTGATTGATCAGCAACAGGCGCACGGCCTGCATCAGCCGGTAAGTGCCGACATCGTTCCGGTGCAAACCGCCGAAGCGGCTGTCCGCCTCACTGCCGCTGGCACGGTCGCCGACCAAGACAGTAAAGTGGCCAGTGACTTGGTAGCGTGTACGGCGCGTATCATGGGGCTCGCTGTCGGTGATGCCGGCAAACATGACCCAAACGGCAGGGAACTGGTTAACCACTTGAGCCAAGCCTTCGCCGTCAAATTCGCCACCGTAGGTATGCACACCGCTGACCATTTGGCCAAGGCCGTCTGAAAGACGCTGTTTGATGGCTTGTTCAATAGACGCTATCACGGCCGAACACCTTTTCCTTGGCGGCAAACATCACCGCATCACCTTGCACAGTCGGCTTGGGGTCGGCATTTTCAGCCACACCCAAACCAGCCTTGCCTGATGCCACCAATTTGAGATACGCAATCGCCGCCTCATATCGGTGCACCATATCTTCCGTCAGTTGGCGCTTGCCCGTTGCCAAACGGTAAACAGCAATGTCGCAGCAATAAAGGCTCAACAGGCGCACAGGGGCAGGCAACGGCAATTCATAACGTGATGCCAGATAGCCGTCGATTTCGGCAGAGGCATCATCCAAACCTTGTTGCGCAATTTCGGCGTTCACACTGCCCAAGCGCGTCAGGTCGGTCAGACCTGCAATCGTCGGCTCGGTATAACGCGCCACCAAATCGGCAACCGTTGCGTAAGCCATTAATCCTGCTCCACAGGCAAGGCCTCACAAACAACAGCCATCGGTTCGGCCAACAGGCGCTCCCACGCTTCGGGCTCAAAATCGGCACGTTTCACAAAAGTAAAGTGTGGCTGAACGTGATACCCGCTACGCCAAAACGCATGGCCATGTTTGGATTTGATAGCAACCACTTCAGCATCTGCCGCCGCTTCACCGCCTGCCTGATAGCGTTCTTGTGCTTCTGCCGCTTCAACGGCACCTCTTGCGGTCTGTTCCAATTGAGCTTCCAATTCGGCGATACGCACACGCGCCGCTTCAAGCTCAGCGTTCAATTTTTCGACTTCAGCCTCAAGAAACGCCTGCAACTTAACGTCTTCGGGATTGACATCCACAGTTGCACCAACCGTTTGCTCGGTTTTTTCATCTTCGTTTTTTACTTTCGCCATTTTTTTATCCTTTCGGCGGGCAAAGCCCGCCTATCTAAAGGGTTACAGCAACCAAGGAGATACGATTACCTTGCATTTGCCTTTGTTCGGGTTGTACGCACCATTCGCCAGGCGGTCGCCTTCCACCAATTCTTTGGCGGCGTTTTCCAAAGACGGAGGAACCAGCAGCACATTCGGGCGGATACCCAGCGGTCGGCCACCGTCGCCTTTCAGGCTGACCATTGCGTTGTAAGCCTTTTCAAAACCTGCGGCATCCAGTTTTTCTTGCGACTTAGCCGCCATTTGCCAGAAGCCCAAACCAACATTACAACGGCCGTCCACGCCGTAGCGGTATTCGTTGCGCATAAATACGCCTTCGTCGGTAGCGGCTGTCATGGCAGTGAACTGCTTAGGTTTGCGTTCCTGATAAATGAGAGGTTTCAGGGCGCGTGATGTGTCCAGCAAATACCAAGCGGCTTCGGTACCGGCGAAAATATTGGATACAGTGGTGGATTGGCCGGTGCCATCGACCTTTTCATATACCGGGTGGTCGTTGTCGAAGAAGTTCTGACCGTCATAACACAACGTAGCGTGCGCGTTTTTCAGCAGGGCAAATACCAATTCGTCAGGATGAACGGCGGAAGCACGGCCCATTTCGGTCATCATCGGCGCGTAAATGCCGACATTGTCGTCTTCGATGTCGTTGCGGTTGACCTTGACCGAACTTTCGAAATGCTTGTTAGTGATGGCATAGCCGTGTGCCTTCATATCTTGGAATACGCGATCGCCCACCCATTCGCGGAAGGCAGGCCATTGACCGAGCCAGCCGTAAGTATTGGAAGCTGTGGAAGACGGGATGACGGTGGCGATTTCCTTGTATTGGCTGTCCGCCATTTTCAGGCCGTCTTGGAAGTTTTTCTTAAAGCCGGTAAACAGCGCTTTCAGTGTATCTGGAGTGATAATCATGCTTTAATCCTTGTTTAAAGCCTTATTTGGCTTTTTGATAATCTTCGGCTGAAATGCCCAATTGCTTGGCCACTTCGATTTCTTCCGGAGTCAACGCAGGCTTACCGCCTTCAGCGCCTTTGCCACCGGTTTGTGTTTTACTCAACGCGGCCAATTTCAAACTGCCTTCCATCAGATTCTTAAATGCCTCTGGGTCTTTGGCAGCCAATTGGCGTGCCGATGCTTCTTGGTGTGGCAGCAGGCGACCGTCTGAAAGAGCGGCACGAATCAGGCCGTCTGAAGTACCGCCCACTTCCATTGCAATCACTTTCTTGCTCAACGCAGCCACTTGGGCTTTCAGTTCGGCAACTTCACCGTCGTCGGCATTACCGCCTTGAGGATTGTCTTCGGGCTTGCCGGCATCGCCTTTACCGCCTTCGCCGCCTGGCGGTTCATCTTTGGGTGCGGCCAGTGCTTCGGCCAGCGTTTTACCGCCCAGCTTTTCTTGTGCTTCGGCCAAAGCCGCTTCAATGGCTTTATCGTCGGCATCTGCCGCCAAGCCCAAGAGCTTGATTAAAGCTTCCTTGTTCATATTTGTTTCCTGTTTGGGGTTGATAGAGTTTTGGCGGCTCAATGCAGCCAGAGCCATGCCGTCCAGCGCAGGCGAATTGGTCAACGCCACACTGTGCAGCCCGCGCACATTGCCCAATGTGTCGTATTCGAGAACCGGCGACAGATAGCGGTATTCGCCGCTGTCTATCATGTCTTTTGCGCGTTGTGTCCATTTCACTTCGCCCATCAGACCGCGATCTTCATCCCACACATATTTGCTGATCCAACCGGCAGCAGGATTTTGCTGTCCGGTTTCGGCAGCTTTCAGTGTGGCGTGTTCGTAGTCCACAACAAGGTCTGTTTGTCCGGCATCAAAGGCGGCAATGATTTGCTGCGCCAAAGAGGCAGTCATCGTCCAGTGCGGCACACCTGTATCAGTGCGTCCGTCTACCGGTGCAAATTGACCTTTAGGTACGATTTTGATTAGGCCGTCCGTATTTCCGACTTTGGCGGCAGATAAGGCGGCAAGAAAGGTTTTGGTATCCATTGCCGAATCATGCGCCATCAAGCCGGCACAAGAGGCTTGATCACTGTCAGTAAGGAACGAAAATGAGAAATATCGGAGAATGGGAAAGAGAGTATGTTTAAAACCGTTTCAGAAGCCTTTTAAGCCCCTCACAGATTGATTTAAACATTTCGGGAAAGGGTAGATAAGGGAAAGGTGTATAAAAGCCGTCTGTGCGCAATTTCAGACGGCTTTTGTTTTAATTGCCAAGAGCGGCATCCAAGTAATCATTTACCGCATCGACTAAAGCCTGTTCGTCGTCAGGTTGAAGAACCATAAACGGACGTGCAGGAATCTTACTGCCGGGGTGATTAACACGTTTGGCAAACCGTCCGCCAAATTTTAAGGCTTTGCCGTTTTTCGGCAATATCGTATGCGGTGCAGTTTGTCCGCCGAAGTTATGAATGGCCGCATATTCCACATTGGTACCGACCACCGCTTCCGTGGTCGTACTGTTCTGCGTAATCGAATTGCGCAAACGCCCACTGGCCTGCAACAGCCCCGATCCTTCACGCGCGGACGGATACTTGCGCGGAGCCCACGCGGGTCGGCCGCCTGCCTCGAAGTTGTCCAGCACGGCATTGCGCATGATGCGGGCAAGCTGCGTCATCAATGGCTGGGTGTTGCTTGTGCGTTGCGCAATGGCATTTAAGCTGTTTTGCAGTGCGTCTGTGTTGATTTTTATCTCAATCATCAGTATATTGTCCTCAATGCCAAGTTGACGGCGGGTCGCCAACTGGAATGGCCTCGGTGGTTTATCCGCTGTTTTATCCTGTTCGAATCAGGCAAAGCCGCCAACTTGGTTATTTCTTCCAGATTAATTCATACCTGTCATTTTTATAAATATCCCCAACTTCAGCATAATTCCCCGTATTAACCATATTGACGGCAACTGCTTCTTTTTTGCCGGTATAGGGGTTTCTTGCCTTAGCCTGATAATCCACAGTCACAACCAATTTCCCTTTGTTATTCACTCCCGGATACACAAACAACAGAAACTGCTGGCCATTGGCATTGCGGCCTGCCGTGCCAATGAGTATCGCCTCCGGATTTTGCAGCTGTTCTGGCAGGTCTTTCCAAAATGCCAAAGGCAACGGTTTATTTTTACTGTTACGCAGCGCGTGTAATATTCGCTCATCACTCATCGCGATCACAGCCGATTGCGGATAGATATTCTTTGCGGCCAGAGCTTCCAATACCGACGGAGTCAACGCTCCGATATACAGCATTTCGCCCCTGGCAAATTTCTCCATATTTACCCGATCAACCATTTCCGATGCTTGTTTAGATATGGCCGCCCTCCATTTCGGCTCTTTTAAAGCTTCCTGAATCGCCACGCTCGCCAGCTTTGGCGGCAGTTCCACTGCACGCTGCATCTGCAACTGCCCCAAGTTGGCCAAATGGCTTTTCCCCACATTGTTCTGAAAACCTGCATCAGTATAAAAGCGGCTGCCGTCGGCCAGCTTCACCGCCTTGGCCGGGCGGGTGTCGCCCTTGCGGTTGACTACCACTTCCGTATCTTCCAGTTGTGCTTTTTGCGGCAGCAGATTGCGCCGCTTCAAGTCACGGTCTGAAAACGCCCGTACGGTACAGCGGCAGTTGAAGCCGTTGGGAGGATAGAAGTAATTCCAAAACGGGTCGTCGATGTGATACACCGCGCCATGCGCCGCAGCGTGGCTTTGCCGGGTACGGCTGTCAAGAATGGCCGAATACTGCAGCCAGGGCGCAGAGTCTCGACCATCTTCAAGAGCCTGCCAATGCCCGGCCATATAGGCCGACTGCATTTGCGTACGGAAAATGGTTTCCAGTCGATGCCGCGTGATGCCTTTACCATCTACTTCGCCGGTGTTGGCATTCACAATGTCGCCATCTTTCAGCAGCTGCCAATCATGCTGTTTCAGACGGCCTGCCACATCATCACGGAATTTCTCAAATGACGTACCGTTTTTCAGGCTTTCATACAAAGCACCGTGGATTTGCGCGACAATATCCTGCTTGTGAATGCCCGCAATCGCCCGTGCCTTAGCCTGCGCTTCGTTCCACGTTACTTTCCAATCGGGCGGCACATTAAAGCCCAGCCCCTCAAAATACTTGACGGCCTGTTCAGGCTCAAGGCCGAATGCGTAGCTCAAATCAGCCATTCATCCGTCCCCATAAGTCCGATACAAAAACCACACGCGACAAGGCCGTCTGAAATTGCTCGGCAGTCAGCTCGGGATAGACGCGCAGTAATCGCTCCTGCACATCCTCATAACTATCACCCTCGGCCAAAGCCTGACCCAAGCCGTTTAAAAACGGCTCAATCATTTCCGGCAAGGCCACTTTGCTCAAGTCCGCATTGTCTAAATCCGCCTGCGCCGCGCCGACAATCTCGCCCGATTTACTCAAAGCCACACGGCGGTAGCTCAACGGAGCACTTTTTAAATCCGTTTTAACATCTGTTTGAAAAGCCAATACCGGCTCGTCTTCGGAAGCCAAAGGAATTGCCAATTTCTCCTGCGCCCACGACAGCGGAATCTTCATACCGATTTCCACCAATTTAGGCAAAGAGTCGGAATACACCGTCAAATCTTCAGGCAATTGCGTATCGAACACAAAACGCGGCAGACGTGAAATATCGACATTGCCTTTATTGAGCTGCAACAAAGGCAGAATCAATTGGCGCGTCAATGTACCGGCCAGTTGCTTGGCATCGGACACCAACAAATCATGGCGCACCTCGTTATGGATTTGCCCCAGCGCATTGGTAGCAGTCTTACCGTCTGCCTGGCTGGTCAGTGTGCCGCCTAAAATCGCCTTTGAAGATGTTTTATCTGCCCAATCAATCATTGCCTGAAACGGATCCGCGCTGCCATTGGCCGCGTTGAGCAACTCAATCTGCATGGTTTCAGGAATAATCCCCGCCGCGTTATGGCCGATTTCGCGCACCGCATGCAAAAGGGTGAGCTTATCTATATCGTCCGCACCGGAGGCATATTTACCGATTCGGGTTGGCAGGCCGTAAATCTCCAAAAACTCGGCCAAATCACGCACCGAGTAATTCTTGAACAAATACGGCCACACCAGCGTGCGCATCAAACCGCTTCTTGCCAAAATACCCGAACGGCTGCGGTGCTTATGGACAATCCAGCCTAAATCCCACAGTTTCTCGCCATCAGGATTGCCGTCTTTGCGCAGCAACACCTCATCCATTGCATTGACCTTAAACCAAGCCTGCGGACGATGATGGAATGCCTTGGGCAACCATAACGAACCAAGGTTTTCCCATTCGATTTCCACGCAGGAGAAGCCGTGTCCGACCGCGTCCAAAAGGTCAAACATCATATCCTCTAAATCGGTCATCTGATTGAGCCAACCATCAACCTCTTCGGCCAGCTTCCGTTCCGCTTCGCTGCTGTTCGGAGGCGGAACAATATTCCAATCCAAGCCAATTACCGCGCGCTTGCGTTTGCTCATCTCCGAAAAGATATGGCCGTCCTTCTCCTCAATATCGACAAAGAGTTCGGACTGCGCCTGAATATCGCCGTTTTCCGCATCTTCCAAAATCCGATGGAGCGACTGCGGAGTCAGCCCTTTGCTCGGATGCTCATGGGTAGTGCGGTTTTTAACGATATCTGCCGTTTGGGATTGTTTATCGGGCGTTTTAGGTGCGGCTTTACTAAACAACGCACGGAGTAGGTTTTTCATGACGTAAAAAAGGGCAAGTTAAACTTGCCCCATTTTCAGCCTTGCCACTCCTTAGCAGGCTGTATCCCGTGTCAGTTTTACCATGCGCCGCTCCCCATCCGTCCGGACAAACCGTGCTCTCTAGGCACGGCAATATAGCCGCCGACAGTCGCGCTGCTTTGAACCAAACTCCACAGCATATGCACGGCATCGGGGCCATCGTCATGGTCTGCCATCGGGAAATGGCGAAATTGGTCAATCAGCGTGCTTTGACTGGCGTGCAAACGGATTTGGCCGTTTTGCATATACGGCTGCAGGCTTTCAATACGGAGCAACTTGTCCGCACTCGGCTTGATACCGCGTGCCGGAATCGGGATACCGGCAGCCGCTCCGCGTTTGACCAGCTCAGTCTTCAAAAACTCCTGAAACTGTACTGTCTCGATTCCCCACAACACACAGCGGTATCGGCGTTGCAGTTCGATAATGTCGGAAATAATTTTGTCCGGCAGGCGTTTCTTAATCAGAGCCTCTACCACATCCAACAAACCCGTGCGGCGATTGTACCCGCCGATACACAACGCAGACGGGTCACGGCTGTTGCCGGCCTTGCCCAAACTCGGGTCGCACGCACCATAAAAAATCCAATCCGAATCACGATTAACCCAAAAATTCAGGCTGTTCGCAAACGGCGCGGACTCACCAGCAACCGGATCATTCTGATATTCCGAATCGAACGTCGCATGGCCGTCACGCGCACGGATTTTCATCAGCGCGAGTACGCCACGCGCCGCCCAAGAAGTGACTGCGCCGCGCTCCATCTCGTCTTTGTTTGCCTGATAAAACGCCTCGGCCACCGTCTCGCCGTCGTTTCGGAAAAGTTCCTCCCATCTGTCCCACAAGTCCATGCGGTCGGGCCAGCGTTTCATCGCCTTAAACTTAATACCGTGCCAAAACGGGTTATTCAGAGTGCGGTTCAATACGCTGTCGTAATGCAAAATCGTGCCGATATAAATCACATCGTATTTCTGACCAACACCGCCCAAAGGCAATACAGTCTTAGTCAGCCACGCATTGAGCTTGTCGCGCTGTTCCGGGTTGCGGACTTGTTCGTCATTCTCAATATCGTCCAATACGGTCAGGTCAGGACGGTAAGGGCCGTGACGCAAACCACGCAGCTTTTTACCGCTACCGGCCACTTGCACCTTAACGTCATTGGCCGTCACAATCGTACCGGCCTGCCATACACGGCCTTGCCCGCAGACTTCAGGAAAGTCGGTTTTCAAGCGTGGGTTAAACTCAAGTTCTGCCTTAATGGCCTCCAGCATCGGATACGCTTGGTCGATACTGTCCATTACGATGACCGCATAATGTTTTTGGCCTGTCACAATACACCACAGCGTAAACAACTGAGTAACCTGCGTCGATTTACCCTCGCCACGCGGCGCACCCACCGCCTCATTTTCCCCTTTAGGGGAGCGGATAATCTCCGGCAGACGGCTGAATAAAAACGCATGCAGTTCGGATTTTTCAGGGGAGCGGATATAATGGGGGAAGTAGGTATTTACGAAATATTCGTAACCGACTACCGGGTCAAACACCTTGGCACGGCGTGCAGCAATAGCCTTGGGCGACGCATCGAAGCCGTCCACTTCCGCTTCGATGACTTGGCGCAGGCTGGCGGCCAGTTCGGCAAGGGATTTGAGGAATTCTTTAGTTTTCATATGGAGCGCTCAAAATGGATTGGTTAGATAGAAACCTGCAACACGAAATATTAAAAGAGCTTAATAACATTTATCCTGATAGTAAGACATATGAATATTGGATAGATGCCACTATTGCTCAAGTTACAGGAGTCATAGAAACAGTAGGGGAGGCAGAACTGTATATTGCTAAGCGATCAGCAAATCTGCGATATTTGGCAGAACATGGTTTGGTTGTTTGCAACGATAAGAATTTAAGCGCTACCGTTAAAATCACGGCCAAAGGCATAGACTTTCTTTCCAATGATGGTGGCCTTTCTGCTATTTTTGGGGTTGTCACAGTCAAACTACACAGCGACACCATTCAGGCTTTAATTGAGGCAAAAATAGACCAAGCGGAGATTTCTGATTCAGAAAAAAGCTGGTTGAAAAAAGAATTCGGGAAAATCAAGGACACTGCATTAAGTACGCTTACGGAAAATGCAATTAATGCCATCCCTGCAGCTACCCTCGTCACACTTTTAAAATCAGCTATCGGCCTCTAACCAAACTTCTTCTCCACTTCCGCCCCAAACGGCTCCAATACCTCCACAAAGGCAGGCAAATGTTTGGGGTGTTTTTCTTGCACAAACGCCATCAAGAACTCAATCAATTCCAAAGCCGTCGCCAGTTTTGACGTTTCCGGCATCACACGGGCATTGGCCGATACGGTTTTCGTAAACGCATCTGCCAGGCTGGCCAACAGCTTGGCGCGGTCGGACGGAGGCAAATCTTCGGTACTCGAATCCTGCAGCATCGTCATCGTGCTGTTGTACTGCACCATAAAACCGGCCAACATCGCACGGCTCAAGTCCTCAATACCGCCGCCGGCCAAAGTGTAGGCGGCGCGCATCTTATCCCAGTCGTCGCCTTTTTCCTTATCCGCACGTTTCCACGCACGCGCAGTGGCCTGCGGGATTTCGCACATCAAAGCCGCCGTTTCCAAAGTTTGCTCACCGCTCACATAGAGCCGGCGTAACTTTTCACGGATTTCTTGCGGGTGAGCCATAATTACAGTCCCATTTTCGCTTTAAGCAATTCCCAGCCGACCGTAATCACGCCGCCGCCGAGTGCGCCGAATGTAATGGCCGTGCGTTTCGTGTCTTGGCGGATTTGTGCAATTTCCGCCTGCATTTCCTTCTGATTTTTCAGAGTTTGATCAGTCTTGTTTTCAATACGCGCCAAGGCTTCCAAAATCGGGTCGCTCATGATTTGTCTGCTTTCCTGTCTAATTTTTCATTCATTTTTTCAAGTTTGTTTTCGATGCGCTCCAAAGACGCTGCGATATTTTTGCGGTCGGCTTGGGCATCTTGCTTGGTGTGATAAGAGAGCTTGACCGCGTGCAGCTCCTCTTTAAGGTCATCGATACGCTTGTCCGCCTCTTTCAGACGGCCTGCAATGCTGTTGACCCAAAACCAAAATGCCGCTGTCGCAATCGGCCACAGGGTTTTAAAACCAAATTCAAAGTCCATTTAAAACCCCTTTAAACCGGTACGTCGCCAAATACGATACGCACCGCATAGCCTTCGGGATTTCGGCTCGCCGCCTCGACCTTTTGGCCGTCAAAAAAGACTGAATAATAATTTCGCAAAATACCAATCACATCAGCAGGAGCGGTTGCGGAAAACTCCACACAAAAGGTCGTCTGAAAATCCTTATCCATGCGTACCGCGTACTCAATACCGGCCTTATCCAACAGGTCGGAAACATGGATGACAAACGGCTCCTGTTCACGAGCACGGCTCAAGCCCAATTCCAAGTCCGCATGACGGCAGGCGACAGTGCGTTGTACCAACTCACGATAAGTCGTCATCGCACACCCTCCGAACCGTCAACTGCCGCTTGACTGTTGACCCAGTCGCGCCAAGCCTGATTTTGGTTTTCAAGTTCGGCAACATAGCCGCCAAACTCGGCGGCGTGTTCCAACAGCGTGGCCGTCTTGCCGTCTTTCGGCGGATTCGGGCGCACCGGTGCGACCATTAACGCGGCAGGCGGTATCGGCATGACCGCCTTTTCGACAACCTTAATTTCCGTAGCCGAGGGCGCGGTTGTAGAGCTGCAGGCTGTGATGGCCAAAGCCGTCAATACAATTACCGCTTGCATTTTTACGGTCTTGAGTAAGGACATTTTCGATTTCCTTTTTATTTTCCGTTT